TTATGAGAGACTTCTTAATGATAATGCAAGAGCATGGTTACTTTGTAGACAAGAGATGGAATAAGTCAGACTATACATATACATTTGAAACAGGAAGTAAAATAGAGTTCTTTTCAGTAGACCAACCCAGTAAAGTAAGAGGACCAAGACGTGATAGACTATTCATCAACGAGGCTAACAACATACCTTATGAAGCCTTTGACCAATTAGAGGTCAGAACTAAAGACTTTATATACCTAGACTGGAATCCAACCAATGAGTTCTGGTTCTATGAAGAAGTTAAAAGTAGAGATGACACAGAGCTTATAATCCTTACATACTTAGACAATGAAGCTCTTAGTAAAGAGATTGTAGATTCTATTGAACAGCGTAAAGAGAAGAAGTCTTGGTGGAAAGTATATGGTGAAGGACAGCTAGGAGAAGTAGAGGGTAAAATATACAAAGGTTGGAATATAATAGATGAGATACCTAAACATGCCAGACTAGAACGTAGAGGTATGGACTTTGGCTATTCAAATGACCCTACAGCTTTGATAGATATCTATAAGTATGATGGTGGTTACATATTAGATGAAGTTCTTTATAGAAAAGGAATGCTGAATAAGCAAATAGCCGATACAATAAATAACCAAGAGCAAGATACACTAGTAATAGCTGACAGTGCAGAGCCTAAGAGTATTGATGAGATAAGAGGTTATGGTGTTAATATAATAGGAGCAGAGAAAGGAGCTGACTCAGTAAGAAATGGTATACAGGTAGTACAAGACCAGAAGATATCTATAACCAAAAGGTCGACTAACACAATCAAAGAGTATCGTAACTACATGTGGAAGAAAGATAAGGACGATAACTTTATAAGTCCTAATGTGCCAGAAGATATCTTCAATCACTCTATGGATGCAATAAGATATGGGCTATCTTCAGTACTCAAACAGCCGAACTTCAAGATGCCATCACAATCAGCACCAGTTAACCCTTATTATAATGAACTAGGAATATGATAATAGAAATAGATGTACCAGATAAAGGAGAGACTAACGCCTTTAAATATCAAGAGATAATAACTGCTCTTATTGGTTCTGGTGCATTTGATTTACAGAACGGTAAAGCTGTGTTACACTTTGACCAGAGTGGTACGTTCCAAGGTGTTCAATTAGACTATTGGGCTTTTAGGAGGAAGAAAAAATGAATGAAAGAAAGTTTGTATTCATAGGAGACGAGGTAGTAATGGGAAAGAATGTAAACTATCAGGAGTTTGTGTTTATTCCGAATGGAGTTACAATAGGTGATAATGTATTCATAGGACCACATGTTTGCTTTACAAATGACAAACATCCGCCATCTAAAGGTAAAGAGTGGAGACCGATAATTGTGGAGGATGATGTGATTATAGGAGCTAATGCTACAATATTACCAGGAGTCACTTTAAGAAAAGGTTGTGTTGTTGGCGCAGGTGCAGTAGTAACAAAGAACGTTAAGAGTTGTACGACTGTTGTCGGTAATCCTGCAAAACCACTTGACAACCAAATCTAACATAGTACACTTAATTTAATAATATCCTAACCCCCAAAGGGCGGAGTCTTTAACCAGACTTCGCTCTTATTTTATATAATATGCCAGATGAAACACCAGATTTAGTTACAGATACATTAATGGAACGTCTTATAGCAGAGAAGACAGCCTCAACTGAGTTACAAGAACGTAAACATGAGGATTGGAAAGATAACTATGAACTGTATCGTAATAAAATAAAGACAAATCGCTTAACACAACGTCAAGCGGTTAATATCCCGTTGATGAAAGAGACAATTAAAACTCTTCTATCTAAGATAGATGATGCACCAAACATAGAATGGCAAGAACAAGGAGGAGATGAAGACAAAGAAATACTATTCCAAGAGATGTGGGATGCTAACTTTAGAGAAAACAAACTAGAACTCACAGATGTGATAGATAAGAAGAATGTATTGCTTTATGGGATAAGTACAAAGAAACTTAATATATCTAATCAAGGAATAGATATAGACACACTCGATGTCTATGATATTACCTTTGACCCGTTGATGAATGTAGGGGATATAGAATCAGCACGGTATGTAGTCCAGCAAAACATATTTAGGACTATACAAGAGATATTAGCTGATGATAGATACACAACAGAGGGTAAGAATGAGCTAAAGAGATGGCTTGATTCAACACCAGGACTTACACAGAGTGAAGAAAATAAGAAAATCTTTGAAAAGAAGATGGAAAGGTTAGAATCTATGGGTGTAGAACATTCTGACTTTGCTTTGATTGCAGGGGGGGATAGACTTGTAAATCTTACAGAACATTACACACAAGTATGGAACTCTGATAAGAAAGAATGGGAAAGGCGAGTTGTTGTGTATGCAGATAACCAAGTAGAACTGTCTAATGATACACTTAAAGACTTAATAGGTGTTGATTTCTGGCCGTTCACAGTATGGGTAGAAGACCCTGAAACTACTGATATATACTCTGATTCAGTAGCAGACCTAGTAAGAACACCAAATAAGGTAATGAATGTATGGTTCTCACAACTTGTGGAGAACAGGACATTAAAGAACTTCCAAATGCACTGGTTCTTACCTAATCAGAACTACACACCTCAAACTTACACACCAGGACCAGGAGTTATGCTTCCAGCTCCACCAGGAGAAGATATTAATAAAGTTATAAAACCAGTAGAAGTATCAGGACTTGATGACACAATGCCAGCTATTCAAACTCTTACAAATATAGTAGAGAGGGGAACTGGCGCTACTGCTATTGAGAAAGGGGAGAGTGAAAAGGGAAGTCAAACTCTTGGAGAAATAGAGATACTTACAGGTAAGTCAGTAGAAAGGACTATTGGTATGGCTAAGTTCTATAAGATGGCTTGGTATGAGATAGCTTGGAAGTGGGCTAAACTTATGCACCAAAACAAACCAAGAGTTATAAGCCTATACAAAGTAGGACGAAGCGGTAAGTTATATTCAAAGAAAGTATACGCTTCTGACTGGGCTTCTAAAGATGGTTATGAGCCACAAGTAATATCATCTTCTGAACAAGAACAAGAGTCATTCAAGACAATTCAGAAGTTCACATTTATTCTTCAACAGTTCCCTGAAAACCAAGCTCTTAAAGAGATAGCACAAAAGAGAATGCTTGATGTTCTTAATCTGTCTCCTGAAGAGCTTAAACAGGTAGAAGAAGCTGAGACGGGGCAACCAGTACAGCAAATATTAGGTCCACAAGGAGAACAATCTCCTCAGCAACCTGATAATACTGGGCTTGTTGGAGACATACAGAACAGTTTAGCCGAATTAACAGCATAGTATGGCAAGCGAGTTCCTTAAAAAAGTAGATGCGGAACTGAAACAAAAGGTTCGTGATAAGAAACAGGACGCAAAGGATGAGATTAAGACAGGTCTCCTATCTTTTATGTTGGAGAATGTAAGTGACAAGATAGTAAGTGGATTCACAAAAGCATTAAGTTCACTAAAACTACCAACGCCCAAAGTTGAGGTAAAACCCCCTGTTGTTAATGTAACAGTACCTGACATCGTAATACCCGAAATAAAGGCACCCGAGGTCAAAATACCCCAAATAAGTGTACCTGAAGCTAAGGTTACAGTGGAACTTCCTGATATGCCTGAGATTAAGATACCTGAAATAAAAGTCCCTACACCTCAGGTAACTGTGAATGTAGAGAAACCTGACACACCAATCATTCCACCTATTGAGATACCAGAGGTAATGATGCCTGATGAAATGACTGTGAAAGGTGGGGACAGTCCTCTACCAGTTAAAATGGTGGATGATGAGGGTAAGCCTATTAGTTTCCCTAGTGGAGGTGGAAATAGTAGTAAGATAGGTAAATCAAGTATCTTGAATGCAGATGGAAGTAAAATCAATCCAGCAACAGAAGAAAAGCAAAACACTTTAATTGCTAATCAAACCAACAACACACAGAAAGTACAGATAACAGCACAAGATAGTCCATCAATAGATGCCTTTGCTCGTTGGAGAGTATCTAATCCTGAGACAATATTTGATTCAAAGCAATTATGGGATAGCGCACCTCTATTTTGGGATGATTCAGAAGTATCAGGTGGTTCTACAACATCAGTCCATTCCACAGACACAGCTTCAACTGTAATAGGTGTAGCACTCAATACAGCAGGACGTAGAGTACGGCAGACATTTATGCGGTTTAATTATCAGCCTGGGAAGAGTCAGTTAATTTTTGCAACAGGAACACTTGATAAATTAGGAGGTGAAACAGGTATCACAAGAGGGTGGGGATATTACGATGATGATAATGGAATATTCTTAAAAGACAATGAAGGAACAGTACAGTTTGTTATACGTTCTAAAGCAACAGGCAGTGTGGTAAACGACCCTGTATCTCAAGCTAGTTGGAATCTTGATACAATGGATGGAAATGGAGCTAGTGGGATTGATTTAGACTTTACCAAATCACAAATAACTATTATAGACCTTGAATGGCTTGGTGTTGGACGAGTACGAGCTGGATTCGTCATAGCAGGTATTCCTATTTATGTTCATGAGTTTAATCATTCTAATGTTCTTAGTGGAGTATATATGTCTACACCTAACTTACCGATGCGTTATGAGATAGAAAATGATGGAACTGGCGTAGCTTCAACACTTGAACATATTTGTTGTTCTGTAATGTCAGAAGGAGGATTGCAGAAGACTGGGATATTAAGACACTTTGATTCAGGTGCGGTATCAGGTTTATCGGCAGGAACTTCTTATGCTATTTTAGGCATAAAACTGAAATCAACTCATCTAGATGCATCAGTGATTATTGAAAATATATCAGCACTTGCTACTACACAGAATGACCAAGCACACTGGGATTTGATTTTAAATCCTACGGTAGCAGGAACATTTACTTATGCAGATGCTACAAATAGTGCATTACAAACAGCAACAGGAGCATCAACAAATACAATTACAAATGGGATTGATATAGATGGAGGATACTTTTCAACAGTAGCACCAACAAGTATTACGACACCAAATGCACTTAGATTAGGAGCTAAAATAGATAATACAGTAGATGAAATTGTAATTATCGTAACACCAATTACCAACAACATCACAGTCCACGCATCAATGACAATAAGAGAATTATCATAATATGGCAAACGTAGTAATAACATCAACAGCAAATAGTATTAAAGTAGATTTAGGAGTTTACAGTTCTGCTCTTGGATATGACAAAGTGACAATAAGAAAGGATAAACTTATAGATATTAAATTAAAGAATGGAGATACTTTTGTTGAGGCAGTAGTTTTACAGGATGGAAAGTGGACAGTATCATATAATACAGTGGCTAACGCACTTGTAGTTGATACAATAGACACAGAAGCACCGACAGATAATTCTGATTTATATGACAAATTAATAGCTTTAATAGCGTAAATTATTAACAATTAACAACAATTATTATGGCAAATGATGATTTAAACATAGCAAATAATGCTATCAACAACGCACGAGGGAAGATGATAAACAATGAATTTAAGCGAGACCGCTCAAACATTGTATCTTCTGTCGCTGCGGAAGTGGCAAGAATGTTTAAGCCATTCTTGAAAGAGATAAGAGAGACAGCACAAGTAGATAAATCAGATTTACTAAATGCTCTTTCTCAAATAACAGTAGAGGGAACACCGTCAAATGTGACTGTTCCTGAGATTAAAGTACCAACAATTAACGTACCAGAACCACGAGTTCATGTAACCGTACCACCTATTAGAGTACCTGATGTGGTTATGCCTGACGAGATGAACATACGGGGATTCGTAGGACTAATGGGCGTTGATTTACAAAATCCTTTACCAGTTCAGTTAAGGGATGAGAATGGTGCAATAGTTAATTTATTAGAAAACATCACAGCTATTTCAGGTGGAGGTGGCGGAGGTGGAAGTAGAGGAACTGTTAAGATTATAAATGACAGTGGAAGTCCAGTACCAATTACAGGTACACTTTCAGCTACACTTTCAGCAGATACAGGAAGTGGGGAAATAGGTGGTGAAACACTAAGAATAGTACAAGCAACAAATGCGATATCTTCTGTAAATGTAGTAGATGCTTTTGGTTCTACTTCAGCAACAGGAGTATTTAATGCAGATAACAGAGTAAGAGTATCAGTAGAAACAGGAGGTTCAGGACTTACAGACGCAGAACTTAGAGCTACATCAGTACCTGTATCACAAGTATCTGGTGCAACAGCAAGTGTTAATGTAGTAAGTACAGTAGGATTAACTGATACAGAGCTTAGAGCTTCAACATTGGATGTCAAACAAGTAAGTGGGGCATCATCAAGTGTAAATGTTCTCAGCACAGTAGGATTAACAGACACCGAGTTAAGGGCTTCTACACTAGATGTAAAACAAGTATCAGGGGCTATTTACTCTGTAGAAGTAACAAATATTATAGCTTCAACTACAGCAATTATAGGAGACAAAGCAGCAGATGAAGCAGATGGTGACTCTAATCCAATCAAGGTAGGAGGTGTAGCAAGGACAGCTAATGCTTCAGCAGTAGGAAACGGTGATAGAGTATCAGCAACATTTGATACAAGAGGAAGACAAGTAGTGTTACCTTATAATGTAAGAGATTTAAGAGCTACAGCTTATGTATCACTAGCTACTGGTACGGAAGCTACACTATTAGCAGCTTCAGCAGGAGAGTTCCACGACCTTGTATGGGTAATGGGAGCTAATCAATCAGATGCAGCTGTCTTAGTAGATATTAGAGCTGTTACAGCAGGTAATGTTTCTATGAGTCTAGAGATACCTGCAAACAGTACCGCTGGTATAGCTCCACCGATACCATACCCACAAGCAGATACAGGTAATAACTGGACTGTAGATATGGGAGATATTACAGGTACAACAGTAGATATAACGGCATTATTCACTAAAGAAGTATAATGGACTTTCAAAAAATCCTAACAAAACAAGAAGAGTATAGAAAAAAGCGAGGTAAATACTTCCAAGTTCTTAAAGGCGGCAAAAAACCTAAAAGTAGAAATGATGCGGAAGAATACAAAGATGTAGATTATACAGATATACCACCAGATATTGAAATTCATACACATGAAGGTACTGATGAAATTGGTTTTACAGTGGTAGAAAGAAAAACAGAGTTAGGAAAAGATTATGTAAAACAAACAGGTCATGGAATAGGTCGTACAAAGGATTGGCAAGAAGTAATTAAAATATAATTATGGCACTAACAGATAATTTACAAGGATACTGGGACTTAGATGAAGAGAGTGGTACACGTGCAGACAGTACTGCTAATGGTAATACTCTTCAAGATGCGAATACAGTTCTTTTTGGTACTGGAATTATTGATAATGCGGCGGATTTTGAAGAAGCTAATGATGAACGTCTCACTATTACTGATGCCGCCCAAACAGGACTAGACATAGCTGGTTCAGATATGACTGTATCAATGTGGGTTAAAATGGAGTCACAACCACCAGGAGGGAATCAAATAATGTTCCTTCAGAAGTCTCCACAATCAGGTAATGAAGGGTATGCAATAACATATCATGATACTTTAGGTCTTCGTTTTGCAATCAATAATGGTGGTAATGAGACAAAGAGTTTTACCAAAGACTTTACTAACGGCACTTGGTTTCATATTGTATGTCGTTACACACTAAGTTCAAAGGAGTTCTCCGTATGGTTTGACGGAGTAGAACAAACACCACAGACAGGGACAAAGGTAGGTGCATCTGACAACTCAGATGATTTTGTTATAGGTGCTGATGCAACTGTTTCAGCACCAACTATGGATGGACTTATAGATGAAGTGGGAATATGGGATAGTGCTTTAACTGATGAAGAAATAGGTCAATTATACAATGACGGAGACGGTTTAGCTTATCCTCTAGTTCCAGCGGCAGGAGGTAGCACTACACCAGTACCAACTTTATTAACATTAAACGTAGGTTAATATGAACAATATACTATCAAAAATCTTCAAGAAGAGAGGAATTAAAGACGTAACAGAGCTTGATAAGGAAGAAAGACAACAGTTTGAACAATGGCAAGCTGTCCTTAATAAGGAAGAAATACAGATTAAAGACATTGTAGAGTTTTGTGAGGGTGCTAAGAATATGATAGAGGCACAGTTCGGAGACATAGATATGGAAGATAGGAAGAAATCTATGTTAGCTTTACAGCATTCTATCTACCGAACATTCACAGAACTAATCCACGCACCGACAACAGAGAAGGAAAACCTAACAAGATACTTGACAGATTTATTAAAGTAATTTACACTAAAAGTAATTAAATACCCTAACCATACAAAGGCGGGAACTTCATCAAGGAGTTCTCGTCTTTTTATTAACTAAACACAAAAAATATGTCATTTGGAAATACATCAAAAGATTTTAAGATAAAAGGAGCTAACTTTGCAGGCAGTCTAAAGCCTGACCCAGTAGCTGAAAGAAAGGTCACATCAACAGCTATCGGTAATCAACCACATGCTGGTGCTGGTGATAGATTTGGTAGCCCAATAAATGGAGGCAAGGCTAAATAGCTTTACAGGGGGCGTGCATCTTACACACGCATTTTATTAGAGAACCATTAACTCATAAATATGGAAAATAATAAAGAGGAAGTAGTGCCTCAAAATCCAGCTACAGAAGAGACAGCCGAAGTAGAAACTGAGGTTGTCGTTGAGGAAACTAAGACTGAAGAAGATACAGTATCTCCTGAAGACTTAGAAGAACTCAAGAAGAAGGCTGACGTTAGTTCTCAGAACTTTGAGAGAGCTAAGAAAGCCGAAGCTCGTGTTAAAGAGCTTGAATTATCAGACACTAACGATAGTTCTTCTGAATTTGAAGATGAGGATGTTAGTAAGTTGAAAAACGATGTTACGGCTTTACAGTCAGAACTCGGACAATCTAAACTTACTAAGAAGTACCCGCAACTTGAAGAGACTTGGGAAGACTTTGAAAAGTACCACCAAGACCCTGAAAATGCAGGTATGAAACTTGAGACCGCAGCCAAAGCCTTTCTAGTAGATAAAGATTTACTAGGAACTAGGCGTAAAGGGCTTGAAAAGGCCACTGGTGGTAACAAAGCACCTCAAACAACAGGAATGTCCCTTGAAGACATAGAGAATGTTCGTAAGAACGATGGTCCTAAGTATCGTGAGATGCTTAAAAAGGGTCAGATTAAGTTCAAGGGGTAGGTCGCAGAAGACTATATAATATAAAATAATATGGCAACATTAAGTAATTTTGGTGAACAATTTGCATCTAAGGTACTCCGAAAGGTATACCAGAGTGCAGTTGTTGACGCTATTGCAAACAGAAACTACGAAGGAGACATTAAAAAGCCAGGAGATAGAGTAAACATTCTATCTTTCCTTAACGATATACTACTAAGTGACTACACAGTTGGGTCAGACATGCCGTCTGAAACAATCGTAGACCACGAAGATATACTTATCGTAGAGAAAAGAAAGAGTTACAACTTCTCTCTTGACCGATTGGAAGACCTCTTCACATACGGTGGAGATATTCCTGATGTCCTTGTTGAGAACTCTGCTAAAGTACTTGAGCGAGAAATTGATACATATGTATTGAATAAGACCGCTGAAAATGCTAAAGCAGGTTCATGGATTGGTACAAACATCATAGTAGCTGGCTCAGGTCAGACTATGGCATCTATTGCTACAACAGCAACAGGCGGAACAGTAACAATCTCAACCAACGTAGTGAATGGAGGTGGAGTATCACCTGCTGAAAACCCAGCAGATGGTCTTCTTTACATGACAGGGTTTGAAGGTTCAGACCTATTCAAAGGATTCCGACTTCGTTCAACAGCAGCCTTTGTTTCTCCTTGGTATAGAATATCAGGAGTTACAAGTTCAATCTCAGCTACTCTTACAGAGTGGGATGAGGCAACAGGAGGTTCTGACTTTGCAGAAGGAGACACACTACGTGGACTCTTCGGTGGAGACGGTATTTCATTCCCTAAATATGGAGATGGAAATGCTAAATTGACAACAATGGCAAGTCTTGGATGGGAGATTCAAGCAGCAATCGCAACAGCGGTTACAGCTTCTACTATCTATGACCAAACAACTCTTCTATCAGAAGCGTTGGATGAAAACGAAGTTCCAACGGAATCTCGTAAAATCACACTACCGCCATCAGGTATCACTATGCTTCGTCAAGCTAGTGAACTACAACCTACAGGAATTGCTGAGATTTTCTCAGGTACAGTTCTAAATGGTCGTGTAATGCGACTTGGTGGGTTTGATGTTCACTCAGCAGCAGGTTCAAGAGTATCTACTAGAACAGGTCGCTCAACAGCGGCAGGATTTGGTGGAGACCTTGCACTAACGGCAGGAGTAACAGGTTACCAGATTCCAGCAAACCAAATCGGTTTCGTTACATTTGCAGACAAATGGAGTGAGTCCCGAGTTGTAGATGCTGAAAAGCAATTTGCTAAACTATATCAAGGACTATTCCTCTACGGAGCGAAAGTACCTGATTTAGCAAGGAAGCTTGGAGCTATGCTCTTTGGTAGTTTTTAGTAGCTAATTAGCTCGTTCGTAGTCGGACATTTCTCCTTTCGCAGAATGCCTGACTACACGAAAGGGAGCGAGCATACCCTTATGTTTATAAAACTAAAAAGACTGTTCTTTAAAATTTTACGGAAGAACCCAGCTAAGATGCCTATGGTTCAATACTGGAAACATACTAATGCTGTACAAGCAAAAGTAATGGAAATAGATGGTGTTACAGTGATGCAAATGGATGGAGAACCCCATATATTCCCTGGATTCCCTCGTGGTTGGCTCTTATATGGTCAATTATCTAAACTAAAGCATGAAATAAAGAATCAGATATTTAACGATAACTGGTCTAATTTAGAGACAAATGAACCATTTAATGTGTGTAAACCACTAGAAAACATCTATGAATTGATGAAAGATACTGAATATGACAGGCTACCTGCTAGTAAAATGGTTAAGTCTGTAAGAGAGATACATAGAGCGTGGACTAAGATAGGTACACACCTACAATTAAGGGACTTAATATGTTTTATCTTACAAGAAGATGACTCTTATCGTTTTAGACTTCAATGGCTAGCTTCATACTTCCCTATTCTTAAGTTTTTTAACCCAGCAAAGGCGTTTACAAAAGCACTACCTTGGTTAGAACATGGAGAAATAATAGGAGATATGAAAGAAAGGCAGAGGTTATTTCGTAGGATTATAACCACACTACTTGAAGATGAGAGTGTCAGACAGCAGTTTAATGCACTTTTTAGAGAGATAAGATGGCGAAGAGTTAAATTAAGTAAAGCAGATAAGTACTTCTTTAGAGGTAAATACTACAAAGTAGACTTAGATAAGTTTGATTACTAATGAAGACTACAAGAAATACAAAAGTTTGTAAGAAATGTGGAGTAGAGATACCAAAAGGTATATTTTGCAGGTTTCATCAAGAGAGAAAAGTTATTGAAAATAATATATGGCATCAACAGAAATAAAAGCATTAAGTTTCATATCAGGAGAGAGTTCATCCCCTGACTTATCAGATGGTGGTTTCTCACCAGACTCATTTGGTATAAACTTATCCAAGACAAAAGGGATGCTTTATTTCACAGAGAGTCCAACAGAAAGAGCTGGTGTGACTCTCACAGGTAATATAGTAGCCTCTTGCGTAGACCCTGCACTTACAGGTAATGATGCTTATTATATAGCAGATGATGGTTCTTTCTATACATATAATGGAACTACATTTACTGATAAAAGAGCTGCCGCAGCAAACTATACTTATCAACTTGGTTCAACAGATATGATTCCTTTTAATGATGGAAACTTCTACTTCACCTCAAAGACAACAATAGGGCAGTTTGATAACAATATGGGAACTGTTACAGAAGATTGGTGGAGTGGATTAGATTCATCATATCGTCATCCTGTAGAAGTGGTGGAAAAGAAGCTCTTTGTAGGAGATAAAAACCTAATTCTTTACTATGATGGCACAACTTCAGGTACAGCGTTTACCCTACCAGCAGGACAGAATATAACCTCATTACGAAAACACCCTAATGGTACTTCCCTGCTCGCCTTTACAGGTGGTACAGCAGACTTCTCACACACTAGAAATGGTGCAGGGAAAGTGTATTACTGTGACCCTACTTTACAAGGAGCATCAGTAGATGGGTGGAGTAGAGAAGTAGAGCTAGAGGCACAGGTGGAGGGTACAAGGAATGTAGGAGGTACTATATTTGTAACTTGGGGTAAGAATGTAGGTATATTTGATGGTAATGGACTAACTCCCTTAAATAAGGTATTAGAAACATCAGGTACTACTTACTCACAAAGTATGACTAATATGGAGGATATCTTTGTTATAAGAGATGGTCGGTTGGTTCTATGTTATGGGAATCTAGGTAATGGAAATGCTTGGTGGAAACTACACAGAGAAGCAGTAGATGATATAAACAATCTTCATTATAAAGGAGATAATGTTCTTTTAATGGCAACAGATAATGACGACTTAAATGAAATAGACTTAGATACTGCTGGTACAAATGGACAGTTTAGAACTAATAGAATGACTTATAATAGTGAGGTAGAGGTTAAAAGATTTGATTTAATACATGATGAAACTACTATAAGTACAGTTGCTACTTTTTCTGAAGTAAAATTAGATGGCTCAACAAATATAATAGAGAGTAAAGAATACTCAACAGCTACACACTTTACACGCTTCCCCTCAGATATTAAATCAAATATGTTTCAGTTTGGAATAAATCCATCATCAGGAGCAATAGGATATAAATATATAAGAATAGGATATGACCCAATCAAATAACATAGCACCAGAAGTACCAAATGAAAACCACATTCTTAACATAGAAGGGTTTATAGAGACCTTTACAGAAGCACCCACTTATACACCAAAGAAACTCTCACAACAGGTCGTCTTAGTGAGAGCAGGGGGAAGCACATCAGCTTACTTCTATGACACACTTAATACACAATGGAATCAGGTAACCTTAACTTCAATATAATATGTTAGTCACATCAAATGATATAAAAAATGACGTAATAGTAAAACTAGGTATCACAACTACCACAGCTTTTTATACTGACGCAATCTTAGATGATTGGATTCAACAAGCAGAGAGATGGGCTACTGCTTATAGGAAATGGCCTTTCTCAGAGGGTAAACAAGAAACTACTTATACCTCAGCTAATGAGGAATGGAACTTTGAAGGAATTAAAGCAGACTCTATACGAATACTACAAATAGGAGGTAAGAGATTTGAAAAGGTTACTTTTGAAGACTATCAAATATTTAAAGAAGAGGAAGCATCAGGAACAGATAAAATCTTCTCTGACTTTGGTAGAACTGTATATATAAATCCTAACACAGACGCATCAGGTACTCTTACAACTTGGGGTCAATTCCCACCTGTAGCTATTGATATGACTGAGCTTACTTCAACAACAATCTTCTCTAATGGAGATGAGGAGGGTAATACCGCTATTGTGGAAGAGGTGCTTTCGTATGCTAATACAAGAGAAAAGAAAGAAGACGTAGCAAACTTCCATCATGACAGAGCAACACAGATACTAGACGGAGTATTTAAGAATTACCTTGATGAACAATTTAACTATAAGACATACAAGACTAGAGGAGGTATGTTTAAAAGAGTTAATGTGGTTCATGGAGATATACAAGATGCCCTTATAAAACGTAATCAATTCTAATATGCCACAACAACATCAAGTACAAGCAGGAGATACAGTTTCAGCAATAGCAAAGCGTTTTAATGTACGCCCTGAAGATGTTTCTGGTTTTCGCTCAAATGACCCTAATGTAATCTTCCCAGGGGAAACTTTAAATATTCAACAGCAAACACTAGCACCAGAGGGTACACCACAAGCTCCACAGCAAGGACAAGTGGTAGATGGTTCAGCTCTACAACCAGCACAAGGTCAAAACGTAGTAGCTCCAACCCCTGAACTTCCTGCATCAGTAGAACAAACAGCACAGATACAACCTGCACAGCCCCCAGTGGATGCAGGAGCGGGTGCAATAACAGAAACTATTAAACAGTCAGGGGAGCAGGCAGAAGCCCCTACAGTGGCTGTTACGCCTGAAACTCCCATATCTCCAATACAAGACCTTGCAGACCAGACTTTTGAACAAGCTGCGGCAAGTGCAGAGAGCTTCTTTACACCATCAGGAGCAGAAATATCACCAGAGGGAGAACTTGTAAACCCACCAGAAGAACAACTAGACCAAGCTCTAGGTCAGTTTGGTATCTCAGGAGAAGCAGTAGGTCAAGGTTTTCAAACTAACCCATTTGGTACTATTTCAGATATAGTACAACAAGTAATGCAGATGACAGGACTTCCTGATACTAGAGAACAAGTAACCAGTACAGCAAATGAAATTGAAGACTTAGAGAATGAAAGAGATAGACAAATAGCAGATATACAAGATGACCCATTCTCATCAGTGTCTTCTAAACGACAAAGAGCTCAAAATGTAAGTGATACTTTTGATAAAAGAATAAATGCAAGAGTAAACAAACTCACACTTCTACAATCAGGGCAAGAAACAGCAAGACGGCAAGCACAATTCGCAGCTACAACTGCTATTAACTTATTTGGACAACAGCAAGAGTTCCAAGCAGATGAGGTAGAAAGGATATTAGATAGAGAAGAGAAGCAGTTAGAGGCGGAAAGGGGACTAGGAAAAGAAAAACTGGAAAGCCAATTATTACAAGAAAGAATTACGAGTGAACGATTAAGTCAAGCTAAAACGAAAGCACAAACCGCAGGAATTATTGCAGATACAAGTGGTATATCAACTGAAGCATCAGGACAATTTGCAGGTATTATAGATGCAGCGTCTAACCTTGTAGGAGCAGAAAGGGGAAAGACAAGTAGGCGTGCTATAACAAAAGCTGTTGCTGATGGAGATTATGCAACCGCATATGCGGAAGTTGCTAATAATGTTGAAGCATCACTTACTGGCACAGTAAAAACTCGTTTTGCTAATTCAAGAAATGATATACAAGTAATGGCGGGTATGCGTAATACTATTGAACAATATGCAGCAGAGGGAGGGGATATGAGTTTATTGAGAGGTAAAACAGAAGAAATAGAGCGTAAACTAGGAATACTTGCTGAAGACCCTAAAGCAACAGCAATAGCGGTACAATTACAAAGAGAATTCCAAACATATAGGAATATAATGACAGGAGCAGCCTTTACACCAGCAGAATCACGAGAATACGCATCTGTAAACCCACGAAGTACAGCAAGTATAGAACTTAACTTAGCTACAATAGACGGAGCATTAAATCAACTTGAGAATAGAATTACAGGGACAGTAAACGCTAGAATACCAACAGCCTCTAAACTTTTTGATGTTGTTACAGGTGAAGCACAGTTAGACTTAGACCCAGCAACAGCACCAGTAGGAACTATGTTAAATATGGGTGGGTCGGTATATAGAAAGATAGGAGAAGATGAATATGAGTTAATACAATAATATTATGGCAACATTTACACTAGCACAATTACAAGAACAACATGGAGAGGTAAAACCCAAAAAGGTCTTTTCTTTGGAAGACATACAGCAACAACAAACCCAACAAACACAAGGTAATCAGTTTGAATTAGGTGAAAGGTCTACCGAGGGTCTTAGTGGTGTAGGTAAGTTTGTACTTGGTGCAACAGGTGGTAGAAAAATAGCAGAGGGATTAGGACAGGCTATTGCAGCCCCAGGAATTCAAAGAACTTTGGCTAAAGAGCAAGAAGAAACATTTGCAATGCAACAAAAAGGATTAGAACTTATACGAGCTAAAAGAGCAAGGGGGGAAGATACATCACGATTAGAGAAAGCCTTAGAGGGAAGTAGAGAATTAACAGCATTTTTAGCAGGTTCACAACAAGACTTTGGAGAATCACTTGTCACTGGTAAAGAGATAGCTGGTTCAGCATTACGGTTAGGAACATTCGCAGCAGGTGGAACTCTTGGAAAGTTTGCAACGAAAGCATTTGCACTTGGTAAAGCTACAACCTTTGCAGGCGGTGCATTGCGAGGTGCGGGGGCTGGAGCAGCTACTGGTGGAGTATTTGGAGGTGCTACAGGTGCTGGTGTAGCCCTAGAGGAGGGCAAGGGTACAGGAGACGTTCTTAAATCAGCAGGATTAGGGGCTGGCTTAGGTGTTGCCACAGGAGGGGTATTGGGGGCATTAACAGGTGGAGTTTCTGGTGTAGTACAAAGCAGAAGAACAATACGAGAAGAAGCAGAGAGATTATTAAGAACAAAGCCAGACGTGACAGTTGTGAAAGAAAAGTTATCAGCACAAGGACAGGTAGTAAAGGACAAGGTAGCAAGAGAAGCGATTAAACAAGGGGTGGATGAGGGAGTAGTAGCAACAGTTAAAAATTCATCTAGAGCAGATAAATTAAAGATGAACCAGATGGTAGATATATTAGAAAAAGGGAAAAAAGACCCTACCTTTGGTGCGGTAAATAGACCAAGTGATGTAATTGGCGACTCTGTGCTGGAAAGATTTAAAGTAGTAAGCACAGCAAATAAAACAGCAAGTAAACAGCTTGACCAAGTAGCTAAGAATCTTAAAGGTCAGCCAGTTGATATAACCGAATCGGTACAAGGATTCATAGATGATTTAGATAATTTAGGAGTAAAATTTAGAAACGGGAAACCTTCCTTTGAAGGTTCAAGAATAGAAGGGTTAACAGAACCACAAAATATAATAAATACCATAGTCAAAAGAATGTCTGGTGTATCTGACGATGCTTTTGATGTGCATAACCTTAAAGGATTTATTGATGAACAAGTAACATTTGGTAAAACAAGTGGGGGTCTTACTGGTAAAACCGAATCCATACTAAAAGGATTAAGAAAAGCATTAGATGGAACACTTGATGAGAATTTTACACAATACAATAAAGTAAATACAACATTCTCTACAACAAAAAATGCTATGGATAATTTCATAAAGGCGGCAGGTTCTAACTTTGATGCTACAGCTCCCAATGCAGAGGCACAGATAGGAACACTAACAAGGCGTATATTAAGTAACGCACAATCGAGAATTACAGTACTAAACTCAATGAATAAACTTCAAGAGGTTGCTAAAGCGCAAGGTGGTAAATTCTCAGACGACATAATATCTCAAACAGTATTTGTAGATGACTTAGAAAGAATATTTGGCCCACAAGCTAAAACAGGTCTAGCTTCAGAGGTGGCTAAAGGCGTGCAACAAGCAAGAGGTGTTACTGGTAAGTTAAAATCAGCACAAGGAATAGGAGATATTGTATTACAAACAAGTGCTGAAGCGATAGAGAAAGCACGAAATATAAACCCAGAAGGGCTTGTAAAATCTATAAGAGCTTTACTCAAATAGACTGACAATAAAAGCAATACAAAATATCGCAAAATGTATTACAAAATAACTGACAATTAGAAAAATTAGAATATTAAACATACCCACACCATACCACACCACCCAAACTAATCAACACATACCTGTTCATAACTACTTTATAATTACTTTATCAAAATTTTATCTTTAATTTATATAATATGAAAGAACACTATTCAAAAAACGAAACAAACTTAATGTTTCAATCAATGAATGATAAATTAGATAATTTAAAGGCTATTGCCGAAGATAATTTAGAGCAAGCAAAACTTACAAACGGCAGAGTAAATAAAGTAGAAAGAAGGCAGTATGGTTTTACTGTTGGTTTAACTGTCATTGTGGTAATCCTACTTCCATTGCTTGTCTGGGCCTTAAACACTATTGTAGATTTGAAAAGTAATGGTGCGATTGATACAGAAAAAGTAGTATCTCAATTAAGAGAAGATTATATTATAACAATAAAGTAATATGGCTAAAAAAACACTCATAATAGAAAGAAGACCTAAAAAGACTATGACGATTTCAGAGAAGCCGACGATTATCTTTAAAAAGAAATCTAAGACTAAGTTTAGATGGCGAGGTGCATTTGCGTAATATGAAAGAACTTTTCAAAATATTAATAGTCAAATATAACTTCTCAACTCCAGCAGGAGAGAGATTGTATTTTGTTGCTAAAGGTTGGCTTGGTAAAGATGCCTCACCCTCTGATGTAGCTCCTGATGAGTATGGATGTGCTGAGAGTGTGAACAATATAGTATTTACCACCTTTAATGAAGAAGTAGGAGGAGATGTATCAACTTATAGAATGTACAAAGCCTTAAAGGAGAACAAAAAGTTTGCCAAAGTTACTAAACCTTTAAGAGGAGATATAATCATCTCTCCTACAGGCTATGGAGGCACTCAGGAGGTCAAGAATGGTCACGTTGGTATAATGAGTGACAATGGTGTTATAATGTCCAACAAGAGCCAAAATGGGCTATTTAGCGTACATTACACACTGGATAGCTGGAAAGAAAGGTATCAGGTAAGAGGTAAGTATCCTATACATTTTTATAGGAGAATATTTAAGTCGTAAATTATTAGTTAATAATAAATAATATGCAACAATTACTTAAATCACGTACAGTAAAATTAGCAATTATTCAGGCAATAGGAGGTATAGCAATAGCAGTATTCACAGATTTAGATATGATAGGTTACGTTGGAATAGTAAAATCTCTAGTGGACATCTCACTTAGAATGGTTACTACAAAGCCAATAGCAGAGAAATAAAAAGTTCCGCCTAAGTTAATATGGCGGAAAAATAGATTATTAAACATTAAGTTGTTCAAACAATTTGATGTGTTAATAGTCCATACTAATGAAGAGAGCCTCCTAGGGGCTTTTTTCAGTTATACCTATTGACAAATATTTGATATATGATAAAGTGTACTAGCAATCTACTAAACGATTGACTATGCCCCAGAAGTGGGAAGTATAAACTAACCCTTATAAGTAAATGAAACCCGTGTAAAAGCGGGTTTCTTTGTTTATAAAATAAAGCCACCGATGTTTTGGTGGCTACCTGAAGCTGTAAAGTCCCTTAATACAGCTCAAGGATTTAACTACTTGAACGATACCTACTCATTCTACTTTCTGCTTGTCTGTGCCTGTGCATATCCCAATGTCGTGTAAAATTAAGATACCTACAAGGATAGACAATAAAGAAGAAGTAAAACACTGCTACTGCTTTTATTACGGTTATCATCATAACCTCCTTTTTGTTTACATCTTTCTTTGAAAAGATAGAAACTTGCAAGTTTATATACATTTAATCAAAATTACCTTGACCTAAGCAGTTACATTTTTGTCTTAGTTTTTGCTCCTTAGCTATACCGTCTAATATACTGGCACAACCATCACAATAGTCTATCACTAAAGTAATACCTTTTATTGTGCCGTTTGCTACCCTCCTTAAATAGTGTTTTTGTAGGATTTTTGGTCTGAACCATACACCATTAAAGTTTACTTTTCCACATTTTAAACACTTCTGTACAGTTTTCATTTCTATTCTCCTATAAATTGTAAAGAACTATAAATAACACCCTCAAAGTAGCAGTCAACCGCTTTCTTGTGAAGTTATCACAGCTTCGTAGGACGCTTATGTCGGTCGCTTTCACTTATGCTAGACTTCTGCACTCCTCCACTGCTTCACGATGTACACCTGCGGTGAGGGACTTTCGTCCACTGCTACTTAGAAAGAACTATTACTCTTATAATGCCATATGATTTAGGTGGGTCAAGTTATTGGTGTTGTTGCCCATTTAATAATATCTTTACATTGTTCAATATTACTTTCTCCAATATGTATCTCTCGCCCAAAGTGTCTTTTCATATCTTTATAAACTTTTTTTCTGTGTGCGTGTCCATTCCTCCAGATAGGGTCTATTGAAGCGTGTGCTTTCATTCTCCATCCCCTAAGCTCTTTATTTGCCATAGTCCCTAAAGCTCTCTTAGTATTCTGATGACACCCCACATACGCATCACAGTTTTGACACCAGTAGCACATATAAGATTTACCGTAATTTCTACCATAGCGTTCTTTATTTTCGCACCATCTTGCTTCTTTTTTACAATAAGGACATATCATATTCATTTACATTTATCTGTTAAAGTACAATAAGCCCACCAATACTCCTCACTGTCTTGTTCGTACTTACTATAATATTTAGGTCTGTCTTTAAGGTAAAGTCTTGTCAAACTCTCTGAACACGTCCCTGAAACCGAGCACCCACTCCATCTACCAGACTCTTCTATTTGTAACTCCCATACTTCTGGTCTTTCGTAAGCCACCGCTGTCTTGTTTTCTAATAAAATCCCTACAAAAGCTAAGACTAATACTGCAATAGTAATAAATATCATTGTGAGTATTATTGCTATGATTGTTTGGGAGCGGGGGGGTTTCATAATGTTTTAATAATTAGGTACGCCAGACTGGTAAGTTTTGTTTCTTCATCTCCTCGTACTTCTCTTTGAGTCTAAGTAAAGGTGGATACACCTCATCTACTCCTACACCTGAGTCCCTCCACGCTTTAAAATGCTCGCTGTCTGGGAACTCATAACCATTCTGCATAAAAGAGTCTTGGCATTTATCTATAAAGGATTGTGTCTTTGTCTTATTCTCGTAAATATCAGCCATAGAGACCGTTACTTCCTTTCTGTTACCTCTGTCATCTAACTCCCATTTAGTGCTGTTAGTAGCCCATTTTAGCCCATTCCGAGCGTCTGAGTAGTCTTTATAGACACCAGGAAGGTGCTGGTAGAAGAAATACTGCTTTATAGCACCCTCTATAAATCCTATCTTCTCTGAATTAGCCCTCTCATCTATTGTGATGTAAGCATTTTTACCAGCGTGTTTATCCTTTAAATATATTCTCTGATTTTCTGTCAGTTCTGGTATTCCTTGACTTGATATTTTTGTGCGTGTTTTCATATCCCAGTTACAGAATTACGACAACTATTACAAATATTCCAACAACAATCTAATTCTGTTATTTCCTCTAAACATTCCATACAATAGTTTTTTTGCTCTGCTTTCATATTAGTATTGGTTAAAAGGCATCTTCACTCAAGGGATTATCCTCTGCACTTACTTCAGGAGTTTCTTTTTCGCCAAAAGGATTTTCCCCTGTGTAAAGGGCTTCGAGGTTTATCTTCTTATCTTCATACGCTTTTGCTATTTCACTTGATAACTCTGTGTGTGGATTTGGCATTACTGCATACTTAGTTTCAAGGTCTGCACCTGTCTTTGTGATAGAGATGTCATATCCTTTAGGGTCTCCCCATTTCTCATTCTTCACAAGAGCCATAATTGCTTGCTGTATTGTTGCCTGTGTTACTTCATATATCTGTACTGCTTTTTCTTCATAATTCCATACAGGGAAAGCCCAGAAGTGCTTTGGTTTGAATTGTCCGTTATCTAGCTTTGCGTCTTCAGGTGTCTCTGTGAATACTTCTTTTTGTCTTACTGGTTTCTTGTCTTTAGTCCAGTATTGCCACCCTACTATTGCACTGCCTAACACTCTAAAAGTGTTCTCGCCATCTTGTAGCTTTGTGTAGTTGCTGTTGCTTTTTGGTACTTCGTAGTCTTTGTTTAAAAATGTCATATTATTTATTGGTTAATGTTAATTATATTTTTGTACATACTCAAGAATGGTACTCTCCACCCGTAAACTCTGAATGTATAAACCTCTTCTACTTTAATATCTCTGTAAAAGTCTGATGAGTTCCACTTCCAGTACCATAGACTATCTGTGTTTTCTAGGACTTCTTCCTCACAGAAAATAAGATATTTACTTGAATCGCTTTTTACTATCCTCTCTTTCTCTGAAACTGTACATTCAACTTCACTATCGGTCATATAAGCATACATAGGTGACAGTGAGAACAGTCCTAATACTACAACTACTATGACTAAAATGATTATATATTTCATATTATTTTAAATTAAACCTACTCTCCTGATAAATTGGGTCTGGGAGCTTCACTACTGGACATTCCCTGCCAAAAGGGAACTCCACACCCTCATCTCCACATAACCATTCTACAAATTGTGTATCTTTATCCATAATCCTTAATTTAAGCTAGTAATTGTTCGTGTAAAACATCATCATAACCACAATGGTCAATCTCTTGTCCTCTCTGCCGACCTTTAATCTTCTTATACTGTTCTCCCGCTATCTTTCTTCTTATGAAGTTTGGTATGGTCTGTAAGACCTCCCATAGCTCCTGTGTAGACTCTCCCCAGCCATCTGACATATCTAATTGATTAACTATGTCCTTTTGAACTCTTTTAAGGTGGGGTATATCCATAGATTGTAAGTCCCTCTTGAATGTGTTAGTGTTGTAGTACATATGAGTTTTTTGGTTAAGTCCCGTTAGTAGCGGGATTTTGCTGTTAATTTAAACACTCCTCGTATAAATCTATTTCCATAATGTTTTTATTTATTTTAATAAATCTACCATCTGATTTATGTGGATACTTATATTTAATAAGATTCCTGCCATAAAACATAGTAAATAAAATGTTAGTTTTTCCATATTATCTTAAAATTAAAGCCCAATAAAAGAAGATGTTGATTATGGCTATCACGACAATCCAGCCAAGTATAGTGTTTATTCTATCCCTCCTAAGTAACCTTTTAAGCCTGAGTTCATAGTTCTTTTCTTTGTACCATCTGCTGTGTGATGTGTAGTTCATATTCTTTATTTCTTTAATGCTGGTAAATGTTAGTTGACTTCTTTTAATTCCACAATTACTAACTTCAAATCATCTTTATCTTTTGCAATATACTCTTTGACTACTTCTATTCCATACTTATCATTATTCTGAAGTATTGCTCTTGGTAAAATGTTGCCTTCTTCGTCTTTGATTGTTACGTATTTCATACCCTTTTAATGTTATCTGTTAAATTTAATCCCACCCATTTTGTTGTAGAGACGTTTGGTTTTTATATTCACTGTCTTTCAATAAATATTGGGGCAGGAATTTTATATGACATTACTTGCGATAACTTAAGCTGTTTACTTTTCAGTAAGACCGAAGTGTCGTCGTTGTAATGTCGCATACATCTCTACAAGAAGATGGGGAGGATATTTGGTTGTCAAACTACTTAATAATAATTCCTCTTGGTACATCTTTTAATCTTTTGATGTAACCTGCTTC